TTTTGTATATTAATAGTATGAAGAAAATAGACATGGGTAAGTTTGTTCTGCTAATAGGTAAAGATGCTACTGAGATCTTTGATTATTATGATGTAGATCAAATGCACGGGTTAAACCGTAAAGATGCCCAAGCTGAAGAAGTTGACAAGACTAAAGGCAATGGTGTCTATATATATGGTTGGACTAACTATGATCCCCGGGATAAGAAGCTAAAAGCCAAAGCACCCTACAAACCATTTCTATTTCTAAATAAGAAACACTTCAAAGGAGACTTTACTGATATAACACTAGTAAATCATGAGGCTATGCACGTAGCAATACTCTTGAATAACTGGAAGATTATGGATAAAGAAGAAGATGTAATTAGTCAAGCAGAAGAGTATACTAATAAAATAGTTAGACTTCTTAAGCTAGACAAGTTTACAAATTAGTATATTAGTATTATAAATTTATAACAATGGCAAAGATTAAAGAAGGTACTACAAAGTTGGCTAAGGTAAGAGTGTCCAGGCCAGGTGTTCATGCTAAATCTAAAACAAGCAAACTAAAGAAAAGCAAGAACTACAAAAAATCTTACAGAGCACAGGGCAGATAGAAATATTTTTATATATTTGTCTTGTCGTAAATCTTACTCTTAATTGAAAAGGTTAAAAGAACCCGGAGTTGAAAGCCCGGGTTTTTTTATTTAAAAAAATTTTTTATATTTGTTTCATGGTATACATCTATAAGCCAATTATGTGTGAAGTTAAAGCAATCCAGTTTAATGGCCGGAATGCTACTGATATCATGGAGCTTATTGGTAAAGACAATGCTTTTTATAATACCAGTAATGGGCTATGGGTATTTCTACCATATGGTCAGAAGAAAGTACATTTAGATGATTATGTACTACTAACTGATGATAAGACAATCAAAATCTATGACCCAATAGATTTCAAAAAAAACTTTGAATTAGTACCATGACACAGCATCAAGCTGAGATATGGAAGAAGTTGACTGCAGAGTCAGAAACAAATCTTGAAGCAAGAATTAAATTTGATAAGTATATGGAAGAACAAGTAAAAGTAGGTTTTGAAGAAAAGAAATTACTTACATTTGGAGAACAGTTAGTAGGTTTAGACTTAGACAATCCACATGAAGATGAGGATGTACAAAAGGTAAGACTACTTGCAGCTGAAATTGCAGAGATCTTAAAACGTAGATACTCTACAGATGCAAAGTTACCAGTAAAGAGTTTGTTGTTTGATCATGCAGTAGGTGAGATACTGAATGCTCAGATGACAGTAGAGAAAGTACTAACACTAAAATAAAAAAATGAAATTACACGGAAAAAGAATCTTAGTAAATAAACCTGAGGTAAAAGAATCACAGTTTGAATTATCTGAGAAAGACAAAGCTTTGTTAGAAGCAGACATGAGAACTAAGTGGACAGCCCTTGAGATCTTTGCAGTAGGTTCAGAAGTTGACTTATTTAAAGAAGGAGATAAGGTATATCTTCAAATGACTGCACTCAACACAGCAGAAGTAGTAGATATTGACGGAGCTCTCAAGCTCATGGTGAGAGAGCATGATATTGCAATCACATGGTAAATTTTAGTAAAGAATCTGAAGAACAGTTTGAAAAAGTTATCTGCTCTAAAGAGGAGATCTCTGGTGCCCCGGTTGATGTTAGTAATAGGATTATCATTGTTAATGATGCTACTAGGCCACATCATTATGGTGGTAAAGATGCTATATATGAAGTATTTAATGTACTAGAAGCTTGGGGTATAGACAAAGATTTCTATCTTGGTAATGTAGTTAAGTATATTGCAAGAGCAGGAAAGAAAAATAAATCCACTGAAAAAGAGGATCTTAAGAAAGCTTTAGTATATTTACAAAGAAGAATAGACTCACTATGACCTGGATAAAGATACTTGCACTCATACTTGGCCTAAATGCACTAGCATTTTTTTGGATAGTTATTAATGCTATGACAAGACCTATCTATAATAAGATGTACAACATGTACACTGAAGATGAGAAAGGTAGAACTATTGCTAACTGGACTATTGCTGCTATGATACTAGTATCTTTTCTATTAGGATATATGATGGGGTAGTTCTGTTATCCTCCAATTTTCCCTACCCTGTCACAAAGTCCCTGGTTTTTACCGGGGATTTTTTGTTATATAAAATATTTTTAGTATATTATAATGTATACATTTAACATTTATAGCCGTGGATATTTTAAATTTTATAAGCTGGATCAAAGGTGGTAGACAAGTTTCTACTGTAGATGCATCCAAAACATTAGTTCCTCTTGGATTAAGAGATGCAAAAAGAGATGATGGTTACCTTGCAGGTGCTATCACAGTAGAAGATTTGCTTGCACTTGTAGATACAAGTATTCAAGGAGAATCATATATTGTAGTAAAAGGTGATGGTGCAACTGCTGCCGAAAATGGTGCAGAATTAAAAGCTGCATATGATATTGCTGTTGCATCTACCCCATATGGTAGTGCTAAGTCATCTTCTAATGAGTATACTATTCTTGTAGCTCCAGGTACATATGATATGAGTGCTTATAATGGAGCATATGGTTGGGAAATAGATGCTGATTATGTAAATGTTATCAGCCTTTCTGGAATTGCTGATGTTGTTCTTACAACTTTCTTAGTTAGCAGTAGTTTCTGTACTATTAAAGGTATTGATGCAAGCCCAAATAATGGTCAAATACTTATTGACCCAAGTACTACATCTATTACATTTGATACATGTATTGCTAGTGATTTTTCATTTGGTGCAGGAATAACAATGAATGGACACACATTTAAAAATTGTACTGCAGGAAGCAATTCCTTTGGATCATCTATGGTATTATTTGCACCTATTCCTTTTGTAACACCTCCTCAATCTACACCACAAACAGTTACCATTCAAGCTTGTACTTTTGAAAACTGTGTTGCTGGATCAAATTCATTTGGTGCTGCACTTGTTGATGCAGGAATTATAGATTCAACATTTAATAAGTGCTTGGTATCAACAACGGATCCAACGCCAGCTTCTTCTTTTGGTTATGCAGGTAATTTTGGACCTAGTGGTGGAACTGTTTATATTGCTGGTACAACTTTTACAGATTGTAAGAGTAGTGGTTGGTATAGTTTTGGTTGTCATACAGGTTTTGTAGGTGCCTCAGTTCTTATAGAACCTAATGCTGTATTTACTAATTGTAAAGCTGAAGCATACACATTTGGATACTCTTCAACTGGTAATACTGCAGAAGCACTTGGTTTCTTCAAAAACTGTACTGCTCTAGTATACTCATTTGGATATAATAGAATGACTCGCCAAGGTATGGCAAGTGGTACTTTTGAAAATTGTACTCTTATTAATAATGAAGGTTTTGGTGGTTATGAAGCAAGTGGTTTATTTATAAATTGTAGAGTAGGTTCTCCTACCACTGGTGGTGGTTTTGCATATGCATTTGGTGCTGCTGATCCTGGAGCAGGATATGCAAGTGGAACATTCACTAATTGTGCAGCATATGGATTCTTCAGTTTTGGTAATCAAACAGCTAATGGTGTTTTTACAAACTGTATAGGTTCTTCTGCTGCATTTGGTAAATTAGCAGACGGTATATTTAATAACTGTGTTGCTAGTGGTAACTCATTTGCTTGGGATACAACTGGATTAACAGTAGCTGGTCAGTTCAATCACTGTATAGGTGGTCAAAATTCATTTGGTAATGATGATAATACATTAACTAATTATTTGCTCTCTGGTAGAGCAGCCTTTTGTATTAAAAATTACGGGGATTATTATACATCTTCGGGTGCACCAACAGTATTACAGTGTGTAAATGGAAGTAACGTTGTTGTAACAATATAAAAATAAATTATGAAAACATATAGATCAAGTCAAGAAGGTGTATGGACAACTCCAGCACACTATCCAATTACAGAAGCTGAAACAGCATTATTTAATTCTGAAGATTCTGCAGCAAAAGAAGTTCTTAAAGAAACTATTGCAGCATTCTACGCAACAAACCCTTCTGAAGAAATTTCTACAGAAGTAGTAGAACAACTAAATAGTATCTATAACTCACATAAACCAGAAGTTGGAGAGGGTGAGACATATGAACTTATTAGTGCTACTATAACATTAAGAGGAGAAAAAGTTAGTGGTTTAATTAATTGTAGACCAGTAATCTTAAAAGAAGATGGTTCAAAAGATTTGAAAACTCAGATGCAAATTAGATTTTAATACTTATAACCATGGACATTTTAAATTTTATTTCTTGGATTAAAGCAGGTAACTATAGAGCTACCCTTCCAACAGACGTTACTAACTTGATTGCAGTAGGTGCAAAAGATCCATCTCGTGATGATCAGTATCTTTCTCTTGCGGTTAATGCCGCTCCTTTGCAGACATTATATCGTACAGCTAATGTAACTCAAGGTACTAGTATTACAACAGCAGTTACTGTAGATGCACTTAATGGTGTTATCACAACTGTATCATCTACATTAGCAGCTAATGCTAGAACTTCTTTTACTGTAAACAATGATTTGGTTGTTGCAGGATCAAGAATTTTAGTATCTGTTGAATATGATGAAGCAGCAACTGGTATTCCAGTAGTAGGTGTTGCTGATATTGCAGCAGGATCATTCAAAGTAGTACTTAGTAATGGTGCTGGTGTAGCTGCATTAAACAATGTAGTTAAAGTACACTATATTATTCTTAACTAATTATGTTAAACAACCTTACTAACTTATTTAATCTTATCAGAACTAGAATGGTGAAGACCGTTTTAGAAGATGGTGATTTGTTTGTGGTTGGAACAAGAGATACAAGATATGATGGTAGTTATAAACCCGTAGTAGCACCATTAAGTGCTGTTGTTAATTCTGTTATTAACCAGTTACCACCATCACCTCCAGGATTATATGGTCTTTATGCACAAACAGCTAATAGTATTCCTGTTACTGGTACAACTGCAGAAACCTCTTTAATTAATGGGGGTGTAGGTACGTTATCTGTACCGGCTAATGGATTTCAAGTAGGAGATAGTTTTAGAGCTATAATGGCTGGAGTTTTAAATGTAGCCAATAATCAGACTATAAGGATCAAAGTAAAAACAGGTAGTGTAATTCTTTTAGATAGTGGTCTTCAAAATATTACTAATATTACTAATGATGTTTTTTCTTTAAACATTGATTTTACCATTAGACAACTTGGAACAACTGGTGTAGCATCTATAGTTTCATTAGGCACTTTTCATTATGCAAAAACATCAAACACTAGTGTTCAAGGTTTTGCATTTAATGTGGTAAACAATACAACATTTAACACTACTATCCCAAACACCCTTGATATAACAGTACAGTGGGGAAGTAATAATGCTGGAAACAGTATTTATAGTGATATATTTATTTTAAACAAAACATATTAATCATGTCAGTAGGTAACATTAACTCATACGGAGATAAAAAGAATAACTTTAATTTTCAGTATAAAGTTTTACAAGGTTTAGCATCATTGTTTAGTGCATTTACTGGAGTAACCTCTGGTGCAGCTAGAACAAGCAATATCCTTAGAACAATAAGTTCAGGTACAATTGGTGCTGGTACATTCTCAGTTTCTATTGCTAATGTAGGTCTTGCTGATGGTACAGTAAAAGGAGTGACCTTAAAGTCTAAAGAAACAATTACTTTTGATGCCGGTTCAATTAATAATACTTTAGATACTATTGCTTATAATGCTACTGGTACTGAGTTTTTAATTATTTATATTTCATAGTATCTATGAAAACAAGTATTAATACTAATACTGTTTTAGGAAATACAGGAAAGACATCTATTGTTTTACCTACATTTTCTTATGACTGTCCTGACCCAGATGCAGTTGCCTTTTTATCAGCGGCAGGCGTAACAGATACCTTATCTGTGGATGCTGTATGTACACTAGTAACAGATCTAAAAACAGCAGGTCTTTGGACAAAAATGACTGCTGTGTATCCATTTGTAGGTTCTACGCCAGCAAGTCATAAGTTTAATCTTATTAATCCAGCAGATAGTGATGCAGCCAAAAGATTAGTATTTAATGGAGGTATTATACATTCATCAACTGGAGCTTTACCTAATGGTGTGAATGGTTATGCAAATACTTTTGTAAATTCAGATATTGCTAATTTTCCAATTCCTGATTATATTTCTTTTAGTTACTATTCTAGAACACCCGGTAGTCACGTAACAGGTGGTAACGTAATTGGTAGTTTTGGCAATCCTGCTACTCAGGCAACATCGGCAAGACTATTGATTAGATTTGTAGGTAATCCTAACTCCTCACTTTCAGCTATTAACTATCCTGATGGTATTCAACCAAATGCATTAACTACTACAGATACAGATGGATCAGGATACTACGTTAGTACAAGAACATCAGCAGCTAGTAAACTTTTTATTAGGGGTATCTTAAGAGGTTCTGCTTCAGGCGGTACAACAACATTTAGTCCACCTCCAGTGGATATGTTCTTGTTTGCTTATAATAACAGAGGGTTTTCTGCATTAAACTTTACAAATAAAGAGTGTGCTTTTGCACATATTGGAAAAGGACTATCGGATGCAGAGTGTGTAACTCTTAGCACTATTGTAAATAATTTTCAAACTGCTTTAGGAAGAAACGTATGATACAAGTAGGCTTACTTACTATTGAACAAAAAGATCAACTTATTGGGCAGTTATATGCTCCAGATAGTTACTTTAATCCAATTCAGGATATTGAAGATAACTGGGTTATAAGTCAAGAAGAAATGAATGAATGCATAAATGAAAGATGTTTATGGGTAAAAGAATTGCCTCTCATTCCATATCTACCTAAACCAGATCCAATTTTAGAATCACTATGATAAAGAACTTAAATATCAGTACTTCTACAATCTTGCAAGTTGTCTTGATAGGTATATGTCTTATCTTGATGCTTAGAAAACCTATTCAGGTTTACCCGGTAAGTAAGCAGAAGACTATTGAAAAGAGAATAGAAGGTAAAGAAACTGTTATAAGAGAGAAAGGTCAAGTGATAGATAACAGCAAAAAGATTATTGCTAAACTAAATGCTGGACTACTTGATCTACACTCTCAGTTAGATTCTGTTAAGAATGCTAGAGATACTTTTAACATTATTCAGATACAGGATACTATGATCCACGTGCTCTACCGTAGAGACAAAGAAAAAGATCTGATAATAAAAAACCAAGACACAGTTATTCAGGCACAGAGATATATTATTAATAGCCAGGATACAATTATTACAGCACAAGCATTTGATATTAAGAAATTAAAGAAACAGAGAAACATATCTGTAATTCTAAATGCATTATTGACAACAGGTTTAATTATTAAATAATGGAATTAGCACAATTAGTACAGTGGGGATTAGTAGCAGTAACAGGAGTTCTTGGTTACTTTTTAAGAATGATCCATACGGATGTAAGAAATAATACAGAAAGTTTAGGTAAGCTTAAAGGCAAGATTGAACTTGTAGAACAAGAGTCAAGATTAAAATATCAGGCAATTCAAGAACAGACTCAGTTAGAAATTAAAAGTCTAGCTAGAAGTGTTTCTGAACTATCTGATGCAGTTAAACAACTAATATTACAAAGATGAGATATATTATTGATCCGCTTCACTCAGATGTAGCATTTAGAATTAAGCATTTGATGATCTCAAATGTTAATGGAATATTTGGTAAGTTTGATGCTACTATGGAATCTGAGTCTGAAGACTTTGAAGGTGCTAAGATATGGTTTCAAGCAGAAGTAAATACCATTTCAACAAACATTACAGATAGAGATAATCATTTAAAAGGAGAAGACTTTTTTGATGCTGATAACTTTCCTTATATAACTTTTGAGTCTTCTAAGGTAGAAAAGATAAATGATGAGTATACAGTTATTGGAGAGTTAACAATTAAAGGTGTGTCAAGAGAAGTAACTCTAAAAGGTAACTACAATGGTAATGATGTTGATGCTTATGGTCAAACTAAGTATGGATTTGAACTTGATGGATCTATAAACAGAAAAGACTGGGGTTTAACATTTAACTTAGAAGGTGGTAAAGGATCTTTGTTGATTGGTGATGAAGTAAAACTTATGATCAATATTCAAATGATGAAGGCATGACCCTATCTTTTAAAAGTAAAGCAGCATTAATAATTGCTGGTATTTGCATGCTAGTATTTTTTGTTGTTAAAACTTTTACATTATTTGGTATATTTCTTCAGTGTAAGTATACTAACCTAATTGAGTATTTTTGTTTTATTGTATTTTGTCCTCCTGCTTTCTGGTTTGTTAAAGACTTCTTAAAAGAAAAAGAACAATTGCACCAGTTAACAGTAGATCAGCTACAATATAAAAATACATATCTTGAACATGCTGCTAAGATTCTTAGACATGATATGCATTCTGGAATCAATGTATACATACCTAGAGGAATTAGTTCATTAGAAAGAAGATTACCACTAGAAATTATAGAGCAGTATAATTTAGCATCACCTTTAAAGTTGCTTAAAGATGGTCTTTTACATACTCAAAAAGTATATAAAGGAGTTTATGAATTTACAAACTTAGTAAAGCAGGGTAGTTCATTAGAGTTTAAAGAGGTTAAGTTAGATGATTGCTTAAAAAAATATTTAGAGACTACTTCATATAAAGACCAAGTTATCATTGATGTTTTACCAAGTGCAAAGATCAATGAATCTTTATTTTGTACAGCTGTAGATAATTTGATCAGAAATGGGCTTAGATATAATGACTCTGAAAATAAACTAGTAATTGTATATATGTTGGATAATCATACTTTGATTGTGCAAGATAATGGTAGAGGTTTATCTAATGAAGAATTAATAGAATACTCAAGGCAAAACAAAAGAAGAGAAAACCAAAAAGAATCAGGTAGTGGTCTTGGTCTTGGCATTTGTGTAGCCATAATAAAAGAACATAATTTTGAGGTTACTTCTGAAAAAATAGCTCAGGGTACACAAATAAAAATTAAAATAAAATGATTAACTCAATAATGCTAATAGATGATGAAAATCTTTTTCATCTTGTTTTTGAAGATGCATGCAGTCTTTTAGATATATCACTTTCATTTGAAGCTTTGTCTTCATCAGATGAAGCAGATAAGCTTTTTAAGCAATGGTTTCCTGATGATCCAAATAAAGAAAAACCTGATTGTGTATTTGTAGATCTTAACATTATAGGTTCATCTTTTGATGGGATAGAAATGATCAGAAAGATTAATCATGATTATGGTAATGGTTGTGTAATAGGTATTATATCTTCATCTTCTGATATTCAAGAAATTGATAAAGCTAAAGCTGTGGGTGCTCAATTCTGGATTATTAAATCTGATGAGATTGAACCTAGACTAGAAGAGTTTAAAAAAGATTATGAAGGGTATAGAACTAAATCTTTACCTTTCAAAGTTTATAAGTAATGGTACTACCAAAAGCAGTTAGAGACGGGTTATTAAAGATAGCTAAAGAGAAGAAACTCTTCTTAGAAGGAAATCTTCTTAAGATAATAGAACCTGGAACAGATGATCCTGCTTTTGCTGAGTATCTAAAAATTTGTAAAGAAAGAGATATATCATCAAGAAAAAAAAGATTAGAAGTAACTAAACAAGTACAGTCTCAGAATACAGCTCTTGCTCATGCAATGGGTGAGAAAGAAACTCTTATGCTAAATCTTCAACATGCTCTTGAACAAGCTGAAGATGCTAAGAAAGAAGCTGAACAATTAAGAGATGCTGCAATGGATGATTTAGATCTTTTGCAAAAAAGAACACAGTTTGAACTCATTAATATAATTGTTAAAGTAGCTTTAGTAATTATAATTAGTGTAGGCATAGTAGTAAGTATTATGTATTTATTTGCTATATTATATGGAAGAGAGACTCAAATTATAGGTTCTACATGGAGTAACCTTTTGGGTATATTACTAACTAATGCATTCTCTATAGTAGGAACTATTATGGGGGTTAAGTATGCAACAGATAAACATTAAGTATGAGATTTTTAAAAGAAATATTTACAGATGAATCAGGAAGTTATTCATCTAAAAGGGTAGCCGGTCTACTTTGTACATTAGCACTAATTGCTGCACTGATTATGAATACAACTACTCATGGAGATATTAAACCATCAGATAGACTAGTTGATGCAGTAGCATTGTTAGCATTTGGTGCATTAGGTTTAACATCCATTGATAAATGGTCTAAAAAGAAATAATATGCAATTAAGTAAACACTTTGAACTTGCTGAGTTTACAAGAAGTAGCACAGCCAAAAGAGCAGGAATAAGTAATACACCAACTGAAGCACATCAGGCAAATATGGTGTTGTTATGTGAAAAAGTATTAGAACCAATTAGAGAACATTTTGGTAGAGCAATCTTTTTAAGTTCTGGTTATAGAAGTGCGGCTCTTAATAAGATTACTAAAGGAGCATCAACAACATCTCAACATTGTTCAGGTGAAGCTGTAGATATTGATATGGATGGTACTGAAGTAACTAACAAACAAATCTTTGATTACATTAAAGCTAACTTAGAGTTTGATCAACTTATCTGGGAGTTTGGTACAGATACTAATCCAGACTGGGTACATGTATCTTATGAGTCTACTGGCAGACAAAGAAAAGAAATTCTTAAAGCTAGAAAATCAGGTAATAGAACTACCTATGTTCCATTTAAATAATAAACTATGAAACTTAGAAACGGCTGGAATACTTACACAAAGCAGTGGGACAAGCTTGCTATTAAAGTAAGATTCTCATTTATAGATATCTTATCTATTGAAATAGATATATCTAGAGACTTTTATTTATTAACAGTGTTGAACTTTACAATTAAAAATAGATAACCATGAAAAAAATAAAAAAAATGGCAGCTGGTGGTGCAGCTGTAGACTGTAAAAAAAATCCAGATGAACCAAAGTGTAAACAAACATTTGGTAAACGAGGGTTATCATCTAATGCTAAAAAAGCTATTATAGGAACAGCAGCTGGTATTGGAGCTTTAGTAGCAAATAAGAAGTATGGTCTTGTTGATAAATTTAAAGAAAAATTAGGCATAAATAAAAAGGGTGGTGCTGTAAAAAGAACTGCTAAGAGAAAGTAATATTACTTAAACTACTATGATCCAGGTACTTTCTGTGCCTGGATTTTTTATTTAAACAATATACATTTAAACTTATTTTGTATATTTGTTGTAAACCAATAAATAATTTATCATGGAAAACCAACAAGAAAAAGAGTTTACAGCTGAAGATTTAGCTGCTCAAAAAGAACAAATGCTTCAATTTTATACTGAATCATTACCTTATTTAGAAGCACAAGGAAAGTATGAAGAAGCACTTCTTAAAATTGAAGAAGCTAGATTTAAAAGAACTAGTATTCAAATGCAATATGCTATGATGGCTCAAGCACAACAAGAAGCAGAAACAGAGGGATCTGATAATGATATTGATAAAGAGCCTGGTATACCTGAGCAGGGTAAAAGAAAGCTTAGAAAAGGATAGTCATGGCTTTAGTAAATCAAGTACAGAAAAGAGTAAGAATGCCTAAATGGGACATAGTTAAGTTCCAGATTATGACATATTGCTTTATTAATAGAATATCTATTAATGAGTCTGACTTGAATTGCCTTACACTTTTAAGTTTTAATGAACCTATTTCATTAACAGACTTTTGTTATGATGCTTCTTCTGAAGAAGGTTGGATTTTTAAATCACCACAGACTGTAAGAAATGCAATTAATAAAGCTGAAAAGCAACAGTTAGTTGTAAAAGATACTAAGAATAAAAAGATGATATCTTTAAATCCTAATATTAAGATTCAGACAGAAGGTACCATACTACTTGACTATAAATTTTTAAGTCATGATTCCCAAGAAATCCAGTAAGATTTATAAGATAGTTTCAGAAGATCTAAACATTCAAGAAAAACTTGTTGAAGATTTAGTTCAGTTCTATTATAAAGAACTAAGAAAAAAAATGTCAACACTTAGTCACACAAGAATAAACATTGAAGGTTTAGGACATGCAATGGTTAAACCACAAATAGTAAGTAAAGCAATTGTTAGACTAGAAAAATCAGTAAAGAACCATGATACTTCAACATATAATGCATATCACAATAAGAAGTCCATGGAAGAAAAACTTGTTCTTTTAAAGAATATAATTGTTAAACTACAAGAAGAACAAGAAGAAAAAAAATCTTTTAAAGAAAAAAAATATGAAGGCAGCATTGAGAGCAATATGGGAGAACAAGGCACAGATTCTTGAGGGTATTAAAAACTCAGTTATTAGAGATGAGTTTGTAGAAGATGTTGCCCGCATGAGATTTGATGTCTGTGATGAATGCCCAAGTAAAGGAAAAAAATGTGCAGTAAAAGGTACAGCTCCATGTTGTAATGAATGTGGCTGCTCATTAAATTTTAAAACAAGATCTCTTTCTTCAGAATGTCCACTTGGTAAGTGGCAAGCAATTGCTACAGAAGAAGAGGAAGATAAACTAGAACAATTATGAGCATAGTATTTAATGCAGATGATCACAGTTATGTAAGTGTAGATCCAAATGATCAGATCAAATGGACTAGTGTAACAACATTGATATCTAGTTTAAAGAAACCTTTTGATGCTAAGAAAGTAGCAGAGAGAGTATCTAAGAACAAGAAATCAAAATGGTATGGTGTAGATCCTAAACTTATTGTACAGATATGGGATAATGAAGCTACTAGAGCTACTACACTTGGTACATTCTATCATAACCAAAGAGAGTCTGACTTATGCTCATTTGCTTCTATAGAAAGAGAAGGGGTTACTGTTCCTGTATTTAAGCCATATGAAGGAGATAATGGTTTAAAAATAGCACCATTACAAAAATTAGAACCAGGAGTGTATCCTGAACATATGGTCTATCTCAAGTCAGCAGGCTTGTGTGGACAATCAGATTTAGTTGAAGTAGTCAATGGTAGAGTTAACATCATTGACTACAAGACTAATAAAGAAATCAAAACAGAATCTTTTAAGAACTGGGAAGGCATGACAGAGAAAATGCTTGATCCAGTACAACATTTAGATGACTGCAACTTTAACCATTATGCTTTACAACTCAGTGTTTATATGTATATTATATTAAAGCATAACCCTAAGTTACAAGCTGGAAAGATATTTATACATCACATTATATTTGAAGTTGACGGTGAAGATCAATATGGTTACCCAATATCTAAACTAGATGTAAATGGTGAACCTATTGTTAAAGAAGTTATTCAGATGCCGGTGCCATATTTATATGATGAGGTCATCTCAATAATTAACTTTATGAAAGAGTTTCCACACTTAATTAAAAAGAAGTAGTTATGATATTTTATGAAATAAGAGAGTACAATTCTAATTATCCAGGACGTACTAAGATATTAGCATATAAAGGAATTATATTATTTAGGTATAAGGGAAGATTATTAACCTATCTTAAACCTTTAAAAAATAAAACTAAGGGTTTTGAAGATCCTAAAAACCCAGATGTGTATTTACCAAAGGGGTTTATTGTTTGTAGAAATGAAAGTTTATTATATCATCAATATTATTTAGCTTCAGGTTTTATAGATGCTTTAAAGAATATATTTGGTATAAAACTAAAACCAAAAACTGAAAATCCATTTGCATGATTATAAGACTCTTTGATGTTCAGAATGGTAAAGTAATTCCTACAGAACATTGTTACACACTTAAGGCACTTAAAGATGTCATGGATAATTATCCGGATGACTATCTTAAAGTGTATCTATATCTCTTCTATATGACATGTCCTAACCCGGATATGAATCCATTCTTTCATACTCCAGAAGTAGATAAAGAACATATCATATTAAAAGAGATAGAAGCAGAATTCTCTACAGAGGATGATGATATACATACAGCTCTTTTATTCTGCCAGAGAATGTATGAAACTCCTACATCTAGAGCATACAAGGGTATATCTTCTATGTTAGATAGATTGGGTAGATATATGGAAACAACAACTATCACTGCAGGTAGAGATGGAAATATTAATTCACTGATTGCTGCAGCAAAAAACTTTGACCAGATTAGAGCATCATTTAAAGGAGTATATAAAGATCTCCAGGATGAACAGTCTAGTAAAGTAAGAGGTGGAATTGGAATGGCATATGACCAATAACTATGAGTGAAATCTATCAAGACATACCAACCTATGATAACGGACAATGGACAATCACAAGCTTTGAATCCAGAGAAGACTTCAGTAACTTCATATTTGGGGTTTTCAAAGAACCTGGTGAGTACGGCTTCAATGACACTACTAATAAGATATTTATATCAGAGTCCAACAAGTTTAGAAGTGACGGAGTATATTGCACAGCCCCCTTCAAGTCTAAAGACTTTGTAAACTATTGGGATGATCAAAAAGCAAAATGCAAAAAAGGCATAATAGTTAAAGATTCTGGTAACACATGGTTTCTTGCAAGAGAATACTATATGTGGTTAAACTTCTTACCAATCTTTGATAAGGAGCAACAGAAGTTTGACTTTGCTAAAATAAGGGATGCACAATATCATATGGCTCTATATGAGTTACTAGCAGAACTTAATTACAAACATGTTGCTATCTTAAAGAAACGTCAGATTGCATCTTCTTATTATCATATGGGTAAGCTTATAAACCAGCAGTGGTTTGAAGCAGGGGTTACTCTTAAGATTGGTGCATCACTTAAAGATTATATTAATGAGAAGGGTTCCTGGAAGTTTTTACAGGAATATGCAGCATTCCTAAATGAGCACACAGCATGGTATAGACCTATGTCTCCAGATAAGGTCATGATGTGGCAACAGAAGATTGAAGTAAGAAAAGGAGATAGAAAAACAGAAGTTGGTCTCAAAGGTACCATACAAGGTATGTCATTTGAGAAAGATCCAACAAATGGTGTAGGGGGTCCGGTAAAATACTTCTTCCATGAGGAGGCAGGTATTGCACCTAAGATGGATCAGACATATGAGTATATGCGCCCAGCCATGAGATCAGGTATGGTTACTACAGGTATGTTCATTGCAGCAGGATCTGTGGGTGACTTGTCTCAGTGTGAACCACTAAGAGATATGATCTTGAACCCACTTTCAAAAGATATTTATGCAGTTGAAACTGATCTTATTGATGAAAAAGGTACTATTGGTATGTCAGGATTGTTTATTCCTGAGCAATGGTCAATGCCTCCCTATATTGATGACTTTGGTAACTCTCTTGTAACTGAAGCTTTAGAAGCTTTAGATAGACAGTTTGAGCAATGGAAGAAAGAACTTAATCCAGAAGACTATCAGTTAAGGATATCTCAGCACCCTAGAAATATTAGAGAAGCATTTGCACATAGATCTGTATCTTTATTTCCTACACACTTAGTTGCTGCACAGCAAAGAAGAATTGAAGAGAAAGAATATGGCTATGAGTTCTTAGATATTTTTACAGATGAGAATGGTAAAGTTGCAGTTAAGTCTACAGATAAACAACCTATTAAAGAATTTCCGGTATCTAAAAAACTGGAAGATAAAACTGGAGTACTTGTTGTATGGGAAAGACCAATTGCTGATCCTACATTTGGTCAGTATTATGCTTCTATTGACCCCGTATCAGAAGGTAAGACAACAACATCAGAATCACTCTGTTCTATTTTTATTATGAAAGCTCCTGTAGAAGTAACTAAAGTTACTATGGGAGAAACAGAAACATACATAGAACCAGATAAAATTGTGGCTGCTTGGTGTGGTAGATTTGATGATATTAATAAAACTCACCAGAGATTAGAGTTAATTATAGAATGGTATAATGCCTGGACAGTAATAGAGAATAACATCTCACTATTTATTCAGTACATGATATCAAGAAAGAAACAAAGATATCTAGTACCTAAGAGTCAGATTATGTTCTTGAAAGATCTTGGTGCAAATGCTAACGTGTTCCAGGAGTATGGTTGGAAAAACACTGGTACATTATTTAAAGCACACTTATTAAGTTATGCTATTGAATACTGTAAAGAAGAACTAGATGTAGAAACTAAAACAGATGGTACTGTAGTTAGAACTAAATATGGTATAGAACGTATCCCAGATCCAATGCTACTTAAAGAAATGCAAGAATATGCAGATGGTGTCAACGTGGATAGACTTGTATCATTTGCAGCATTAGTTGCTTTCATGAGAATACAGCAAGCTAATAGAGGTTATTCTAAGAGAGTCATCATGGATGATGCTTCTAAAAACTTGCAAAAGTCAGAAAATTTGTTTAAATTAAATAGAAGCCCGTTCCGTCATATGGGGCAGGGTAGATCATCATTGGGTGGAGGTTTACAGAAATCTGCATTTAAAAATATTAAATAAAGGATATGCAAATATATAATGCCCTTCAGTTAAAAAAAGGAGCCAAAGCTGAATATAATAAGATAGGTACTATTACCCAGCCTTTGCAATTTATTCCTAGTAAGGAAAAGGATGATGAGTGGGCTGCATGGAATTTAGATTGGCTAGAGTGGCAAGGACTAAAACAGATCCGTAAGAATGCCCGTAGACTAATGAAGAACTACAAACTTGCCAAAGGTATTATTGATAGATCTGATTACATAGTAGAAACAAATAATGAGTATAGAGATATAGTAGAAACATTAGTTCAAGATGACATTTCTGCATTAGAACTAAAGTTTTATCCTATTATCCCAAATGTTATTAATGTTCTTGTAGCTGAATTTGCTAAGAGATCTACTAAACTTACCTATAGAGCAGTAGATGAGTATTCATACAATGAGTTATTAGAACAAAAAAGAGCAGCAATTGAAGATGTATTACTTCAAAATGCAGCAGTAAAAATACAAGCACAACTTCTTGCTAATGGTTTAGATCCTAATTCTGAAGAAGCACAACAACAGTTATCTACAGAAAATCTTAAGACTCTTCCAGAAATTGAATCCTACTTCAAAAAAGATTACAGATCTATGATTGAAGAATGGGCTACACATCAACATAAAGTAGATGTGGAAAGATTTAAGATGGATGAGTTAGAAGAAAGAGCATTTAGAGATTCACTTATTACAGATAGAGAGTTCTGGCATTTCCATATGATGGAGGATGACTACCAAGTAGAATTGTGGAATCCAGTAATTTGTTTTTATCATAAGTCTCCAGATGCTAGATACATTTCTCAAGCAAACTGGGTTGGTAAAACAGACATGCTTACAGCAGCAGATGTTATTGATAAGTATGGTTACTTAATGAATGAAGAACAGTTAGCTGCATTAGAAGCAATCTATCCAATTAGAGCTGCTGGTTATACAGTTGGTGGATATCAAAATGATGGTACATTCTATGATGCTACTAAATCTCATGACTGGAATGTCAATATGCCATCATTAGGTTATAGACAATACACATCTGCTATGGCAGGATCCGTATATGATGGTGGTGATATTGTACAACAAATTCTTTCTGAAGGTGAAGACTATGTAAATAATGGTGTTGCATATCTTTTAAGAGTAACAACATGTTACTGGAAGTCACAAAGAAAAGTAGGACATCTTACTAAGATTGAAGAAAGTGGTGAAGTTATTACTGAGATTGTAGATGAACACTATAAAGTAAGTGTTAAACCACAATATGATACAAGACTCTTTAAAAATAAAACAAAAGAGACTGTTATTTATGGTGAGCATGTAGACTGGATCTGGATCAATGAGGTATGGGGTGGTGTAAAAATTGGACCTAACATTCCAAGTTACTGGGGTATGAATAATCCAGGTGGATTAACTCCAATGTACATTGGTGTAAATAAACAAAAAATTGGACCACTTAAGTTTCAGTTTAAAGGTGATTCAAGTCTTTATGGTTGTAAACTTCCAGTAGAAGGTGCTGTATTTTCAGATAGAAATACTAAGTCTACCGCACTACTTGACTTAATGAAGCCATATCAGATTGGATACAATATTGTAAACAATCAGATTGCAGACATCTTAGTAGATGAACTTGGTACTATTATTATGCTTGACCAAAATACATTACCTAAACATTCACTTGGTGAAGACTGGGGTAAAGGTAATTATGCTAAAGCATATATGGCAATGAAGAATTTCCAAATGCTTCCTCTTGATACATCTATTACAAACACAGAGAATGCATTAAACTTTCAGCATTTCCAAAAACTTGACCTTGAGCAAACAAACAGACTTATGTCAAGGATTAACCTTGCTAACTACTTTAAACAACAAGCATATGAAGTGATTGGTGTTAACCCACAAAGAATGGGACAACAGATTTCACAACAAACTGCTACCGGAGTAGAACAAGCAGTTAATGCATCATATGCACAGACAGAGGTATTCTTTATCCAACACTGTGACTATTTAATGCCTAGAGTACACCAAATGCGTACAGACTTAGCTCAGTATTATCATTCAACCAATCCTTCTGTTAGACTATCTTATATTACAACAGCAGATGAAAGTGTAAACTTCCAAATGAATGGTACAGATCTTTTAATGAGAGATCTAAATATTTTTGCTACTACTACTGCAAACCATAGAGCTATTCTTGAGCAATTAAAACAAATGGCTCTTCAAAATAATACTACCGGAGCTTCTATCTATGATCTTGGTAAAGTGGTACAATCTGACTCTATTGCACAACTTAATAATGCATTAAAATCATCTGAGCAAAAACAACAGCAGATGAAACAACAAGAGATGCAACAGCAACAGCAAATGCAAGAACAACAAATTCAGGCTCAACAACAAATGGAGCAAATGAAGATTGATGCTCAAATGGCTGAGAAAGAAAAAGATAGACAAAGAGATATCTTAGTTGCAGAAATTAGAGCAGCTGGTTATGGTTCTATGTCAGATGTTAATCAAAACATGATGTCAGACTATAGAGATGCTATGACAGAGATTAAACAAACTGAACAGTATAAAGAACAGACTCAACTTCAGAGAGAAAAAGAGACTAATAGAAATGTTCAACAAGATAAAAAGAATCAGATTGAACGTGAAAAACTACAAGTTCAAAGAGAAATAGCAGATAAACAATTAGAAATTGCCAGAGAAAATAAGAATAAATATGATGGTAAAAATAATAATCAACAGTAAGTAGCTATATAAGGCAATTTTTTTACATGCATTATTTTAAATTTCAAAAGTTTATTACTATATTATTCTATAACTAAAACCAACAAAAAATGGAAGAAACCAACAAACCATTTGAGGAAACTCAGGTACAAGACTCTACAACGGTAGGTCAAGTAGATGTAAACATTGATGAGTTATTTGGAATGCCTGGCGCAGAAAGTGTAATGCTACCAGAAGACCAAGAAACTGAAAAGACTAAATCTGTATTCTCTAAGGAAACAGTAGACATGTCGTTCTTTGACAAGACTGATGACAAAAAAGAAGATACACCAGAAAAGAAAGCTGAGGTAGAAGAAACCATTAATGAACTTAATGATCTTATTACTCAAGAAGAAGAAACTGGTAACAAGGGAAGACCAAAAGTAGATAAGTCTGGTCTTTCTGAGTTAGCATTAAAAATGATTGAAGAAGGTACACTTATTCCTTTTGATGATGATAAACCATTAGAAGAATATACTACCAAAGATTTCAGAGAATTATTTGAAGCTAACTTTCAAGAAAGAGAAAATAAAATTAGACAAGATACCCCAAGAGAATTCTTTGAAGCATTACCAGAAGAACTTCAATATGCAGCTAAATATGTAGCTGACGGTGGACAAGATCTTAAGGGTTTATTCAGAACACTTGCACAGGTAGAAGAAATCAGACAACTTGATCCAACTGATGAATATGATCAAGCAGAAATTGCAAGACAATATCTACATGCTACAAGATTTGGAACTGCTGAAGAAATTGAAGCAGAAATTGAAGATTGGGCTGATATGGGTAAACTAGAGCAGAAAGCTAATCAGTTTAAACCAAAGTTAGATAAAATGCAGGAATCTGTAATTGCACAACAACTTGCTGCTCAAGAACAGAAGAAGCATCAACAAGCAGAAGCTGCTAAAATATATACAGATAGTGTTTATAATACTCTTTCTATTGGTGAATTGAGTGGTGTAAAACTTGATAAAAAAATTCAAAGTTTACTTTACTCAGGATTAGTTCAACCCAATTACCCATCTATTTCTGGTAAGCCTACTAACTTATTAGGACATCTTCTAGAAAAGTATCAGTTTGTAGAACCAAGACATGACCTTATTGCTGAAGCTCTTTGGTTGCTTGCAGACCCGGATGGTTATAAAACTAGAATTAAAGACCAAGGTGGTAAAGCAGCTATTGAAAAAACAGTAAGGCAGCTTAAAACTGAAGAAGCAAGAAAAATTACTTCTTCACATATGGAGGAACAAGAACAGAAGAGAACACCTTCTAGTAAACCTCAAAGAACACTCTCTAGACCAAATAACTTGTTCAAGAGATTTTAATTAGTAACAATTTAAATTAATATATACAATGGCAACTCCAGTAATGAACAATGGTATATTCCTCAGGGATACCGCTTACAATGCAAGTTCCCATGTGGATTCTTACCACTTGGTGAATATGCTGAAAGATGCAGAGCCAATGGACCTTGGTCCAGTGGATCTATGGGCTATGGCTCAAAAAGTTGAAATGCCTCTTTATCAGATGTCTTCATTTGGTGGCAAAAATGTTATCATGGTAGATAACGCACGTGGGGAATACAGATGGCAAACACCTGTTTCTATTGACCTTCCTTACATTGTAGAAGATGTTGAACCAAACAATGAGTTCAAAGGTGTTGATGGTACTACATTCCGTATCAAACTCAACAAAAGAGAATTTGGTCATGGTGACATCATTACTTATGACAAATACAACGGTGTTGAGATGTACATTACTCAGGAAGACATTCTTCCATTAGGTGATGGTTATATCTATACAGTTCAGTTGGTAAACAATGACAACTATAAGTTCATTGAAAACAGATACCTTGCTAACGGTACTAAAGTATTCCGTAAAGGTTCTGCAAGAGGTGAGTATGGTGAAAGATTCTCTGACATCATCACTAATGCAGGTTTCCGTGAATTCTACAACTACGTAGGTGGTGCAGAAGCTCACGTACACTACTCTATCTCTAGCCGTGCTGACTTGATGATCAAAGGTGGAATGAATGCAGATGGTACAGTTCCTGTAACTGAGATCTGGAGATCATTTGACAAAACTATGGATCCATCAATTACTTCTTTGGAAGACATGGTTAAAGTAATGGGTAAAGACTCTGTTAAAAAAGCATTTGACAACGGTAACTTGTCACGTACTTTCTTAACTAACATGGAAGCTGCTCACTTGTCAAAAATTGCAATTGACATTGAGACTTACTTAATGTGGGGTCATGGTGGTAGAGTTCGTCAAGATGGTCCAGATGATGTTAGATTGTCTGTGGGTCTTTGGAAGCAGTTGGATAACTCATTCAAAAGAGTATACAACAAAAACAACTTCACACTTGACTTGTTCCGTTCTGAGATCTACAACTTCTTCAATGGTAAGGTTGAGTTCCAAGGACCAGATCCAAAACGCAGCTTGATTGTACAAACTGGTATGGGTGGTATGAGAATGGTTAATGAGGCTATCAAACAAGAGGCTATCTCTTCAGGTCTTCTTATTCAGGCTGCTGACATCGGTGCAATCACTGGTAAAGGTATGGACTTGAACTTTGGTTTTGC